CGGACGCTGGCCGCGAACAAATTGCCACGCTGCTGGAGCTGAGTGGAGCCGCCGATGCGTATTACGCAGCGCTGGAAAAGCAAGGGATGCTGTTAAGCAACCTTATTGGTCAGCAGTCAGGAGATGCGCTAACGCAATATTTTTCTGAGTTGTCGGATTATGTTTCAGCAGAATCCAGTGTTATCGCCGCGGACTATGCTGAGCGTATTGCGTTGCTGCAAGTGCAGTCCCGGATAGCTAAAGAGCTGCGGGATTACACTGATAAATTACGCCTCTCAGATTTATCCCCATACGATCCATCTGAAAAACTGAGTCAGGCATCTGAGAATTTTGCCGCGCTTTTGGTCAGGGCTCAGGCTGGCGACATGGAAGCTGCTGCGGCGCTGTCGGATGCAGCTCAGTCATACCTGGAGAATGCGGACAGCTATTTCGGCCGTACCGATGCGTATGCATCCATCTTTGACGATGTGGTTAATTCGCTGGATCAGCTTGGCCTGGATCTGGCAGCAACATCAACCGATGACATCATTGAGCAGCTGAATGAACAGATGCTTGCGGAGCAACAGCAGCTGCGCGATTTAATGCAGCAGGAGCTGGATTGGGCTGTTGCCAGCTATGACGCGCTCAGCTCTGTTGAGCAATTACTGCAGGCGCTGCCTGGTAGTCTTGGCGATGTGCTCAGCTCGATGTTGAGCCTCCCTGAAAGCAATGATGCCACCCGCCCTGTCCGGCCGGATGGTAGTCATCGTTCCGGTCTTTTGCGTGTGCCATTTGATGGTTATGTGGCGGAGCTGCATGCCAATGAGCGCGTACTGACTGCTCAGGAGTCTGCAGATTACGCTGCAGGTGGCAACTCGGCACTAATGAATGAAATTCGCGCCTTGCGGGAGGAGCTGAATGCTCTGAGGGCAGAGCGATCCGCAGATGCTGCATCGGCGGCCAGGCAGCGAGACGACCAAAAATCCGGGATTGATTCGGTTGCGCGTGCCAGCCGTTCACCTGTAAGGACGGTGTAGCGTGGCGATTACAAATGCGGAATATGCTGCCTGGCTGCGGGATCCGTCCGCGATCAGAGTGTTGCTGGCTGACCTTCACCATGCCAATGGTGTTGAGTATGTTGCCAGCCTGCCTTACGTCAGCAAGCCGACCGACAGTGCGCCTAACCGGATTTATAACGATCTGCTGATCAGCGCGGTCGATGTAACAAGCCGCATCGATGCCGCGCTCGAGATCGGCGACCTGGAACTGGTCGATGATGGCGGGATATCTGACTGGGTTGGTTATCGGTGGCGTGGATATCCGGTGGTGCTGCGGATGGGCAGCCCTGATTGGTCAATTGATGATTTCCGCGTTATAGCACGACAGATTTCAGCGGGCGTTTCATCGGCACGGCGCGGGCGAATGACATTAAGTATTTATGATGCAACGGCGCGCTTAGATACGCCAATCGTTCGCGATTTATTACCTGATGGTTCGGTAGCCCCTCTGGTCCTTGGTAGTGTTTTTGGTGCCGAAGCAATTCGCATTGACGGTGCCACTCTGACCTACAGAGTGTCGCAATTACCCGTGACCAGTCTGGTGGTTCGTGATGGTAATGGTCCGGTGATGAGCCACACTGCTGATTATGCTAATGGGCAATTCAGCCTTGCGGCATACACAACAAGATCAGTCAGTTGTCAGGTCTCTGAACCTCATAACACTGCGATAGAAATCATTCAGTGGGTCGCCTCTCAGTATGGGTTAACGGTTGTTGCGGGAGCGTCCATCCCTTCCTCTAAGCTTGGTTTGAGGTACTCGGGTGACGTTTCCGGGCGGCAGATACTGGATGACGTATGCCAGGCGATTAGCGGCTATTGGTATATAAATTTACTTGGAGAGCTGGTCGTTAACCGTATGGTTTCTCCTGTGAATGCGGACATCGTTATTACGGCCGACGATATTGAATACAACAAAATACAACTCACTGAAATTCAGCAACCATTAAAGCAGCTGACCATCCTTTATGGCCGCAACCACAATCCTCTTAATGAGGTTGCTGGCAGTGTTAATGATGCAGACCCTGCCCTTGCCGATCGCTTGCGCACTGAGTCTTTGGCGGTTTCTGGTAACAATCCGACGACAGAGTATCCACTGGCTCCAGAGGAGGAAATTGAAACGGCTTTGCAAATTAAAGCGGATGCAGAAGCTGAGCTGGCGCGGAGGTTGGCGTTACGTTCGGTGCGGCGCGAGATATGGGAAATCACGGTATTTTTAACGGCAGCAGAAGATGTGATCGGAAAGAGCGTGCAGGTTAATCATCCGCGTATTTCAGGGCGAATTGGCTGTGTAATTAGCGTTCGTCAATCACCTACCAGCGAGCGGCTGATTCTGGAGATTTTATTCTGATGGCTTTAACTAAACGCATCCGTATTCTGGCAGGCAACATCCATAATACGGCGACACTGACAGCTACCAGTGAAGCGCTTCCGGTAGAAAATACGCAACGCTCTGAGCGCGCCATGGTATGGCGCTCGACCAGTTTAAACGAGCAAACGATTACCGGTGTTCTGCCAACGGGCTCAATTGTTGATTGCATTGCGCTGGCCAGACACAACCTGAGCGCCGGCGGTATTCGGCGGATAGAGCTGCTGTATGAAGGCAGTGTTGTATATGACAGTGGCCTGATCCCTACCGCTTTATTAATTCCGGCCGGTATTTGGCGTGCCGGTGTTGATCCGTGGGGGGCAACCTATAACGATCAGCTGCCAGGTAACACCAGCCTGACGGTTCAGTGGACTGACACCAAGTACCTGGTGACCGGTTATCGCATTACTCTCAGCGGAACCAATGACGATGGGTATATGGAAGTTGGCCAGATTTTTATCGGCGACACATTTCAGCCTGAGTTTAACTTTTCGTGGAATGCTGAAACTGACTGGCAAGAAAGTGGCGAGCATTTAAAAACAGAGGGTGGTTCTTTGCGAACAGTGAGTCTGGGGGATTTGCGCCGGCAGGTTAATATTAATCTCGACTGGATTATTGATTCTGACCGGACACAGCTCATCAGCCGGCTGGGTAAGGCAGGCATGGGATCAGACTTGTTGATATCTCTTTATCCCGACTCGGCCAGCCAGATGCTGGAACTGGAAGGCATTATGGTATGTCGGCGTCTCAATTCAATTAATACCAGGCATAACCTACCGGGGAATTGGTCGGCTGGTCTTACATTTCTGGAGGTATAGATATGGCGGTTACTATTCGCGTGCCAGGCACGATCGATCTTACAGACCAGCGTATACAGGTTGGTGATACGGTTGCATTTGTTGAAAAAATGAATGCTACACAACAAAAGCTGGAGGCTTGGACCAGTCAGGATTGGAATAACTTTGCGGCCGATGTGAGTGCTGCGGCTCAGGCAATATCTTCGGATGCTGACGCGGTGGCATCGGCTGCTCAGCAGGTTGCGGCTAATGCGCAGCAGGTCGCCACTGATCGCGATCAGGTCGCGGCTAATGCGCAGCAGGTTGCGGAGGACCTGGATGATATTGAGGCTGTTGGCCAGCAGGTTTCTGCTAATGCGCAGCAGGTTGCAACCAATGCGCAGCAGGTCGCCGCTGATCGGGCACTTGTTGAGACTATTAAGCAAGAAATTGTTGATTCTGCAGATATTAAAAATGCGGTAGAGGCAGCGTCTGGTGGTCGCCTTACTGTACGCCTTACCGATAAGGGTCAACCGTGCGTATTTTTAAAGGTGCCGGCGTTTAACTGTGAGGATGTTGCACCAGGTGGTGAGTTGGGCATGGGGCTACATCCTGCATTTGTAAAAAATGGCAGCCCCGTGCCTTATATCTTGGTGGGGCAGCACATAGCAAGTTACTCGGATGCTGAGATGCTTAGTCGGGCCGGAGTATCTCCGGCTGTCAGTAGGACATACGATCAGGAGCTGGCTGCGGTTGCGGCTACTGGTCAAAACTTCCGGCAACTGAACAATTTAGAGTGGGCAGCTGTAACCCTCTGGTGTATGGCGAATGGATATGAACCCCTTGGTAATACATATTATGGCCGCCACCACATCAAGCGTTGGGAGACTGGTGTGCGCAGTGACTCTAATGCACCAGGTGCGGCTGTTGGTGTTGCGCATACTCTTACAGGTAGTGGTCCAGGCTCGTGGCATCATGATGGTACGGCGGCAGGAATTTCAGACATGGTGGGTAATGTCTGGGAGCGCGTGTCTGGGATGAAGCTGATTGACGGTGTATTTCATATTGCACCAGATGGTGGTGACTATCTTGAGTCTGCTTATGTTAATACAGGGTTTTCTGCTCCTGCTGAGGGAACCTTTTCATCCAGAACAGCTTCTGCGATGGGATTAGAGCAGAGCCTTCCTGGTTGGTCTGGCAGAATTGATGGTATGACCTTGGCTGCTAATGGCTACCTGGTTGCTGTTGGTTATGCTGGAAAAGTTTGCCGCAGCGCCGATGGCGGAATCTCATGGGGATCTGTTACTACCATTTCTGGCTTTAGCGGCAGTACAAATAACATCGTCACTTTGGATAATGATGACCTAATCGTTGTCGGGGCTAATGGCGTGTACAGTCGCAGTAGCAATAATGGTGCAACCTGGGTGTGGGGGTTAACAATTAGTGGCTTTGGTGACATATATAGCATTGCTCAAGCCGCTAACGGCGACTTGATAGCAGTTGGTGATCTTGGTAGGTACGTACGGAGCACTGATAACGGTGCGACCTGGGGTGCCTTAAGTACAATTAGTGGATGGGCCGGGCCTGTATGGGATATTGAAAGAGCTGCTAATGGTGACCTAGTTGTTGTTGGCGGCAATAGCCGATATTCCCGCAGTACCGACAACGGCCTTACATGGTCTGCGGTGGCTGCAATACCAGGGACATCAATACAGCTTTTCAGTGTCGCACGAGAGGATGGTGGAGCATTAATTGTCGGCGCTGGTAATGGTATGTACTCCAGGAGCCTGGATAACGGCGTGACATGGACGACCTTGGCAACCATGCCAGGGTTGTACGTCAATATATACTCAATATCCACCATCCCTGGTGGTGGCCTTATTTTTGGTTCTGGTACTGGCGATGGCAAATACTGCAGAGATTTTACAACCACGCTGAGAAGGGCCTTGTGTATCCCTGCTGCTCCATCATTGGCACCCGTCGGTAATTTTTACCGGAGTACGAGTGGCGAGCGCATCCCTCTTCGCGGTGGCAGTTGGAGTAACGCTGGCACTGCGGGGCTGGGTGCGTTGGTTCTCAACTCTGCGCGATCGGGTGCGTACAGCTATGGCGGTCTCCGTCTCGCTTATCGTGATCAGTAATCGGTGAACGGACCATCTGTTAATCCCGCGATAGCGGGGTCGTCTCTTCAGTCTGATCTGCTGTTGCGGAAAGAAATCGAAGAGATGATTTTATGGGCGCATAGACCTCTTCAGCAATTCCCTAAGTCCGAGCGGCATGTTTTGGCGGCGGAAATAAGATCAACAATGTATGAGCTGCTTAAATTAGTGATAACTGCCAATCATCGTTACTACAAAAAAACGACAATGCAGGATATGGATGTGCATCTTGATCTTCTTCGCTCACAGGTCCGTATAGCTCAGCAGCTTCAATACCTTAAATTTAAGGACTATGAGTGCTGGGCCAGAAGGTTGGCCGGAGTTGGTAATTTACTGGGAGGTTGGATCAAGTGGGCCAGGCAGCAAGGGGTTTAGCATTAGCATAGATGACCCTCTTCGCGGTGGCAGTTGGAATAACGCTGGCAATGCGGGGCTGGGTGCGTTGAATCTCAACAATGCGCGATCGAATGCGAACAGCAATGTCGGTCTCCGTCTCGCTCTCGTTTAATGCCGGAAGCCTAGTTCGCAAGCGAGCCAGGACAGAGCATAACGAAAGGATGCTGAATCCCCAGTTTTAACTGAAAAAAAATATATTGATGGCGCGTAGTACTGATTGGGAGGCCTGTCATCAATGCCACTGAGTACCATATATGGCTAAGACCTATGCTGACCTTTGGAAAGAGTTGGTTAGTTTTGATTCTCTCTATGCCGCCTATCTCGCAACCCGAAAGGGCCGGAGGCGAAAGATTGGTGTTATGGAGTTTGAGGCGGATCTTGAGGGTAATCTGATACAGCTTCAAAATGAGCTTGTATGGAGATCTTACAGGCCAGGTGGGTATCATAGCTTTTATGTGTATGAGCCTAAGAAGCGAAAAATAACAGCATTAACGCAGTATCGGGACCGTATAGTTCAGCAGGCTATTTTTTCGCTTATTGAACCGATTTGGGAGTCTCGTTTTATCTCACACAGCTACGCATGCCGCGTTGGAAAAGGCACACACGCTGCAGCCAATAAGGTCCAGTTGATGCTTAAAGACTGTCTGGTGACGTATGGTGTTGTCCATGCGTTGAAAGCAGATATAAGCCGGTTTTTTGCCAGTATTAACCACGAAATATTGAAACGCTGTATTAAAAAGAGAATATCTGATCATCACTTGCTTGATCTGATAGATATAATTATCGATGGCTACAGTGAGCCTGACACCCCTGGCGTTGGCATTCCGATCGGAAACTTAACCTCACAGCTGTTTGCAAACGTTTATCTTGATGAGCTGGATCAGTGGGCCAAATGCCGCAGAAGTGAAAAGTGGTATGCAAGGTACATGGATGACTTCGTTTTCATTCATCCCGAAAAGAAGCATCTCCAGGCTTTGCTATTGGATGCTCAGGAGTTTTTGGGCCGCAATCTGGCACTTGATACCAACCATAAGACACAGGTGTTCCCTGTCGCGGTTCGCCATGGTCGCGGGCTGGACTTTGTTGGTTACCATCTTTGGCCTCATAAGCGGCGATTGCGGCGCTCTTCGGTTGCAAGGATATCCCGTAACGTTCGCAGATTATCCAAACTCTACGGTAACGGTTCTGTCGATAACGCCGCTGTCCGTAGCAAGATATTGAGCTATGCCAATCACGCCAGATCCGGCGATGCTATCGGTGCCGTTGAAAAAATCCTGTCCAAGACAACCTTCACAAGGAGATCCACATGACAATGCAGATGCAAGACCAGGTGCAGCCCCAGCCACATGGCGAATGGGCAATTGAGGATATCTCGGCTCGGCGGAAGCTGGCTTATGCCAACCCTTCCAATGGTAGCGATGGACTGTTCGCGGAGGCGCGCAGAATGAAAGATATGGGAGAGTCTGGATGGGAGGAAGTTCAGGCTAGAGCGATTCAGCGTTATGAGGAGATTAAGCTTAGCCTTCCTTGGCCGAATATATAATTACCTTTCAATATGTGAAACTGGTATCCAAACCCAAATATCGCGCTTGGATATCTCAAATATCGCGCGCGCCTACACCTGTTTGCTGAAAACGGCGGCTTTGATATTCCCGAAAACTACAGCGCCGGCGTGGCCTGGCAGATCATTCCGGCACTGACGCTGGCGGGCGACTGGCAATTCATCGGCTACGGCAGTGTGCGCTCCATCGCCAACGAACTGGACGAAGGTGGCCCACTGGGGGCTGATAACGGTTCCGGTTTTGGTTGGGAAAGTATCAACGTCTATAAAATCGGCGTTGAGTACGATGTGCAGCCGGGGCTGACCCTGCGTGCTGGCTTCAGCTACTGCGACCAGCCAGTGCTGGTTAATCAGACCTTCTTCAATATTCTGGCGCCGGGCGTAATTCAGAAACACGCCTCACTGGGCGCGACCTACGCCGTAAACGACAGCAACGACGTGTCGGTGGCTTACACCCACGGCTTTGAAGAAACCATGCATGGCAGTGGCTCGATTCCGGCCAGCTTCGGTGGCGGTGAAGCCGATATCACCATGTTCCAGAACCAGCTGGCGCTGGGCTGGCAGGTGAAGTTCTGAGGGGGGTGAGTCTGAGGTCGGATGTCGGACGCAGAAAGACGCTTAAAAACGGGAGGGCCAGTGATGGCACCTCCCGTTTCTGTTTTAGGGTTGTGCATAAAACGTGGTGCGCATAATCATATGCACATATGAATAGCGCATGGGATCTCGTATGCAAGCCACATACAACAACGCCGCTCCGAAAAAACCGACCAACGTCAGCATCAACAGTGACCTGCTGGCCCAGGCGCGGGCCTGTAAAATCAACCTGTCGGCAACGCTGGAGCAGGCGCTGGCCGATAAGGTCGCTCAGGTTCAGCGTGAGCAGTGGCTTAAAGAAAACCAGCAGGCGATCAATGGTTATAACCAGCTGGTGGACGAGCAGGGTGTATTCAGCGACGGCCTGAGAAGTTTCTGATGCAGTTTTATGTTTACAGTAACACCAATCCCGCCAGTAAGGGGCAGTATCCCTATCTGCTGGATGTGCAGAACAGCCTTCTGGCCGACCTTAAAACCCGGCTGGTGATTCCCCTAACCGCACAGGCCAATTGCCGTTCTGGCGTTATCAGCAAACTGTGCCCGGTGTTTAACATTAACGGTGAAACCTTCGTTGCCCTGACCCAGCAGATGACCGGTATTGAGTCGCGCTTACTGGGAGCAGAAGTTGCCGATTTATCGGCTTTCGAACTGAGATTATTGCGGCGATCGATTTTACGGTGGTGGGGATTTAGTACGCAGAAAATTCAACAGCCCAGTTGGAACAAAAGGACGCTTCACTATCTTCCAAAATAACAGTTTTTCCGTGATGGTTTGTGAAGATTTAAATGAGTAATTAAAGTCGAAATATTGGTGTTGATGTCAGTTTCGAGTTTTACAAAAAAGGTATCGCAAAGAGCATCTTGTTTAATTCAGAACAGGTCAGTCTGATTCACAGTTCTCTGCCTTATCTTCCCATTGCTTTGTCAGCACAAAACCATCATTCGTATAGGTATATTTCTCGTGCACAAGAATCTGGCAGCTATCCAGTAAAGTTGTGCTTTGGGTTTCTGTGATCAGACTTCCCTGATCACCCCGGCTTGTCCAGATAATGCCTTTGCTGACGCTGAT